TATGCCTAAGCCATATGATATTGTGTTTATTAGCTACAATGAGCCCAACGCAGATGAAAATTTTGAAAAATTAAGACAGCAATTTCCTGACAGAGTTGTGCATAGGGTGCATGGTGTAGAAGGTATTCACCAAGCACATATTATTGCAGCAGAAACTGCTGAGACAGAAATGTTTTATGTAGTTGATGGAGATGCACAAATAATTGATACATTTAATTTTGATTATCAAATAGCAAGATATGACATAGACGGGCGTAGCACAGTTTACGTTTGGCGTAGCTATAATCCTATTAATAGTCTTGTATATGGATATGGTGGCGTTAAGTTGTTACCAAGACAATTAACAATTGACATGGATACAAGCAAACCTGACATGACAACAAGTATTAGTAAAAATTTCAAAGCAATACCTGAAATGAGTAATACAACTGCATTTAATACAGATGCATTTAGTGCATGGCGTAGTGGCTTCCGTGAGTGTGTAAAACTAGCAAGCCGTAGCATTGACAGACAAAAAGATGACGAAACACAATTTAGATTAGATGCATGGTGTACAAAAGGATCAGATAAACCGTTTGGAGATGCTGCAATTGCGGGTGCTATTCTTGGTAAAAAATACGGTGAAAGTTCTGTAAACGATCCTGAGGCATTAAAAAAGATAAATGATTTTGAATGGCTAGAAGAACAGTTTAAGCAATCATATCAACAAGCTGAATAACTGTTTCTAATTTTTGTGTATTAGTTTTACTCTTGAGAGTGTTATGCAAACCAAAATGTAGAGGTTTTGGCCACATACCAAAACTTACCCAACAATATCCGTCATGTTCTAAATTCAGTTTAGGTAAAAATTCTTTTTCTGTTACACAAAGATATGTATGGAAATGAAACTTGTCATCGTTGCTGATAAATGTTTCTAATGGAATAGTTTTCTTAATATCAACACTACCAATTTCTTCTTTTATTTCTCTTTGTAAACCTTCCCATGGAGTTTCAACACCTTCATTGGTGCCTCCAACTAATCCCCATAGTTTATTTTTTCTACCATTTGCTCTGTGTAGTAATAAAAATCTTTTGGTATCTAGTGCATAAAATAATGCACCACTACAAATAATTGCGTTCATAAAATATATATGTTAGATTGATAGTTCCCAAGTGCCTCTTGGATAGTATCCATCAACACTTGCTTGCCAATAGTAACCGTTCCAATAAACTTGTTGTCCTGTATTTACATTTGTTATGTATGTTAGAGCAGTTTCTTCTGATGCATCAAATAGTATGTTCCATTTTGTACCATCCCATTCTACTATATCATTTGAATCTGCAACAAAATCACTGCTATCTGCGTTTTTCCAATCATCAGCACCATCTTCGTTCAAATACAATTCATATCTTACAGAACTATTAAAATCTGGTAGTGTAACAAAGTCAATAACATACTTTTCGTCAATTGTGCGATTAGTTGTACTAACTTCTAATCCGTCAACATAAACTTTGTGACTGTATATTCTATCAGCATCAACATCGGTATCTATTCTACTAGACCTTTCTGTTATTGTAAACTTTCTTTCAACCTTACCACCTATTGGTCCTAAGAACAAATATCTTAATCCTGCACCTCTAGTTGCTTTGTCAGATTTTGGACTTTTCTTAATAGGATCAATAATACCATCAACACTGCCTCTAGTAGTAACACCTGCAATCAGCGTATCACTTGGCAATGTGTCAGGATCATATGTAATATTAATTAAGAATTTGTCATTTGGATTGCCATAGTAAATTGTACCTACTATTGGTGTAAGCAATTCTGATCTATACAGTTTGATTTGACTAATGTTAGGTTGGAATTTAGCTGGTGCTTCTGCTTCAAAAACATTTTGCCAGCTGATTTCACCAACACGTAGTCTTTTGTTTTGAGCTAATTTTGCGGTAGCATCACTAACAATAATATCAAAATTCCTGTAACTTGCCACTACCGGATTGCTTAAATCTAGTCTACCACTGCCGCTGATTATAGTGCTTGAAAGTCCTAAACCTCCGTCGTCAACAACAGTACCATCTGGTAAAACAACTGTACCTGACGATGCATACGCTTTACCGTCAGTTGGTGGATTGAATCCTTCTAGACTGATTGTGCCTGCATCCTGATTGTATACACTGGTAATAATGTCGGTAATTATACCTAGTTTTTTAACTTTTGCAGGTGGCGAAATATAAATCGGTGCGTTGAAACTTAGTGTTGCAACATCAATTTCTGTTTCTGTGCCAACTGGAATTGTTCTAGAACTAAAAGTAATGTTTTCCATTTGTAAAACACTTAAACTTGTCCAATCAACATAGTTGTCTGTGGTTTGGAATTCTAAATCAGGATTAAACAAAAAGAATATTTGCTCTAGTATTTGTAACTTTTGATCAGTGCTGGTACTCCATACATCTACATTTACACTTAACATATAAGGAGTTGGATGCAATCTTTCAACAGTATACCCTCTAGCTTGTTCGTTTAGGTATTCACCAGTTTCGCTGTCAATAGCTCTTTCACGCAAGTTAATTTTGTTAACATAACTACTATCACTAAGTCTAGCTCTATCCATTTGCAAGTTAGTAATGTATACACCCATACGTGGAGCACTTGGCAGTTTATTTTCACTGTTGTCTCTTATGATACTAGCAACTTGTCTAGTAATGTCACCGTACATTACAGGCACTTGTTTTATATCACCGTCGCCGTCTTGATAGCTAAAGTGACTAAATGCTCTAACAATCTGTGTTAGATATCTACGTATTTGTCCATCATAAAAATATAACATTAGGTATCCGCCCTAACTTTGAGTGCTTTACTCAATGCTTGTCTTTCTTGTACATCTTCACCAGCAATATTATTTACTGTTTCGTTGTTTACAAAGGTTCCTTTTAGGGTTTGTCTTGTTATATCAGGTGTTAGTGTTTGTCTCACTGCGTCTTCTACCTTTTGCCAACTTGTGCCGCTATATCTAAATAACCTATTTGGATACAAGTCTATTCTTAAAAAATAATCGCCTGCATTTGCAGCACTTGGAAATCCTGTTCCTGAACCATACAATGCTCCGTTTGGAGGAAACCCATCGCCTACCAAATAACCTTTGTATCCAGTATCTCCAGGATTTAGGAAAACTGTATCTGTTGTAATTGTACCATCTGCAAGTAAACTTTCATAATCAGTGCTAACAATAGCAACTTCGCCATTGTCTAAAACACTTACAGTGTACAAGTGTGCAGTTTCATAACCACTGGCTTTTGCATATTCTTCAGCCTGATTGATTACAGCATTATTAATTTGCATTTCACGTTCATATGTGCTTAGTATATCTCTAAGTGTATTACCATCTTCGTCTTCAGCAGGTAGATCTAAAATGTCTTTGTATTCTTGTGAATCCATAATCATTTTCAATCTTAATCTATACAAGTGCGGATACCATGTTTGTGAAAAACCTTCTGCTGCTCTTGTTATTTCATCAATAACATAAAAACGTTTCATTGCTACACTAAAATCATTTGCAGCATATTCTTCTTTCATATGAGGTAATTCAATAACATCGCCAGCCATTAATTTCCTGCCAATGGTTTTTACACTGCTGTTAATATGCACAGTCATAAAGATTGTATCGTTTTGTAAAAACAAACCAAATTGACTTAAATTAAAATCTGTATCAGCCAAATTATAATGACCACGTATTGTGTAAATTTCGTCATCATATTTTCTATCTCTATTTTCTAAAAATAGTAAATCTTGTATATTTGTTTCAGCAACAGCATCGTATGTGGGCTGTTCTGCGGTAGCATTTGCACTACTGGTATTCTTTGGACCGAGATACTTGTGTACGTGTAAATCTGTACCGCCTACAGTGAACATTTCATAGACTTGTTTGTCTATAAATTCATAATCGGCGGTTTTATTTGGTCTATATAAACTAATACGTGGCATGTAAGTATTTATCGTAAGCGATAAATACTATTGGAGATCAAAATGGCAGATGCAAATTTAACTACACAAAAACAACAAGTATTTGATTATGTTCACACCTTTTTAGGTGGCGGGATGGTTGATGTTGAACTAGATCCTATGCACTATGAAGCTGCATTAACAAAAGCGTTAACAAAATATAGACAACGTAGTGAAAATAGTGTTGAAGAAAGTTATGTCACTATACAACTTAGCGAAGACCAAAACGTATACACATTACCTCA